TGCCCTGCGTTAAAACGCTTCACAATCTCGAACCAGTGCTTATCAGGTACAACCTGACACCCTGCCGACCACTTATTTACCCAGTCACCCAGCCCGGCACGATGAAAGTTTATGCCAAACAACCCGAACTGCGTCACTTTTTGGTCAAGTTGTCTGTCTTTTGTCCCATCCCGGTAGATGGTAATCGGCAAAATCTGCTGAAAATAAGGAGCACCAAGCCACAAATTAGACCATTTTGCACCTGTTACAAAGCGGTGTGAACCGACAACCTGCTGTTCAGTGGCTACTGCTGTGCCATTTATCCCACCAACGGTGAGAGGATTGTAAACATAGAAGTCACCTGCGGTAGTGGATGCAGGGCAAACGTAGACAATTTGCCCGTATTTGTAGACTACGCAGTAATCTTCAAACTTATTTGTCAGCTTATCATCCGTGCGAAGCCATACAATCCCGTGGTATTGCGGCAACCACTTGCGTTTTTTCAGCTCATTGGCTATGTAGTTGGCCAGTGCTTCGGTTGTTTTCGGGCCGATAACCCCATCCGCTTTCAGGTTTGCCCCGTTTTTGTTCAGTAGTTCTTGCAGTGCTTTCATTTTGCTATGAATAATAATGATGATAAGATTGCGATATTTCGCCACGCATTTCGTTTCCTACGCATTTTATTGTTATCTGTGGCACATTGTACCAACTGCTTATTTTGAGTGGCTGTAATGGCCTCTAAATGCGTTATCGCACTATCTTGTAATTTTATGACTTGCTCTTGGCTGTAAATTACCACGCTGTCATCGGAGATAATCTCCCAGCAAAGTTGATTTTCGTCAATCAGGGCGGCAAGTTTAACCGTGTCTTTTTGAAGCTGGGTAATGGTCAGCGTATCGTGGACATATTTTGTCCTAATTTGGCGAAGGGTTTTTATCTTTTCAGGTCGGTTGATCAACAGCGCAGCATACTCGTTTTTGATGCTGTCAATTTCGGCATTTAAACTATCTACCAGTCCTGTGTCTGCCTGTGGTTTTTGTTGTGTCGGGCAATGCCCAAAGACAAGCACAGTGATAAGTACACCACAAAGCACAAAAAGCCAATCACTTCGTTTCATCCTCCGCAAAGAAATTGGTCACGAACTTGCCGACCGCACCGCACACACCTGAAATCAGCATCAACTTGGGATGGTCAAGGTTAAGCCCGGCAACGAACAAAGATGCAGCGGCAATGCTGTCACCTAATACCCTGAACCGCTTGGGGGTGGGTTTAAAATATCCTTTCAGTTTCATCTTCCTTGTCCTCGGTATGGTTTTGCTGACTTGTGTTTGTTGGCTGACTTCGTGTGTCTGCCCAGTTTCCGTTTGCTTTTCGGTTGCCATTTTACTATCTCCTTACTTTTTGCCATATTTAAAGAACTTGTAAATGCCAATGCAGGATAAAACAAGGGCAGCGGTGAAAGACAGGAATTGAATAATCGGAAGCAACTTTGCAGCAGCCCCGGCCAACCATAAAAGCCAACTACCTACGATGGTTTCAGTTTCGTTTTTCATCAGGGAAAGGGCGGTGCAGGTTTGGGAACATACGGAATAAGCGGCAAGTTTTGCACCCACATAAAATCAGGGTTAACGCATTGACTGATTTCTTCAACGGAGATTACCCACCTATCGTCATTGTCCTGAATGGGGTTGAAGTAGCTGTCATCCATGTACCATTGGCCGACGAGCAAATCTTTGTCAGTTTCAGTCAACAGCCCTACATAGGTGCTGTATTGTTCCGGGGTTAAATCTTTTAAGGTCATACGTTGCGAGATAAAGTTGTTTGGTATGCCTGTACTGCGGTGTAAAAATTAGCGGCTTCGGTGTCGGTTAGGCCGTCACCAATGGATGCAAAAGCCAAATTTGCATTTGAAAATTCTGCAATACTTGAACCATTATTTACTGCTAATAAACTGAAACTTCTATTTATATTACTATCAGTTCCACCGCTTTTAATTGTAGGTGTTAAATTATTTTGAAAATACTTAAATTGTCCAGTTGTAATTTTAGACAAAATAAACATACCTCGCTGTGGTGTTACAACTGCGGCTAAATTTGTTTGTTGCTGTCCTATACACGAGAAGTTAGCATTATTAAAATTTAAGTAAAATCTTGTAGCGTTTGTCGGACTTACAGCATCAGATATACCCATTGATGTATTAGAAAAAGATGGTAAAACATTTCTTTGATACATTGATATATGTTTACTTGTTATATTCAAAGATGTACTTTCTGTTAAAAAAGTATCAGCATAACCATTGGTTGAATTTCCGGAAATACCATTTGCATTGTGCGTAATTCCACCGTAGAATACCAACCTGAATGCAGCATCCAAATCACGGGGGTCTTTCAAATTCCATTTGTGAGTTGTAGCCGTGCCACCAACAAAAGGATAAAGTGCTTTCATTTTTGTCCAAATGCCATAGGTTTTCAAATTAACCACCAAAGTGTTGATGGCACTCTGCTGCGTGGCATCGGTTATGGCAGCAGCCGTGATGAATGCTTGTGCATCGGCATCGGTTCCGCCACCGCCTGCCGCAACAAAGCTCCCTACACCAATACCTCGCCTTATCATACGTTATACGCTACGATGCTGCCGCTTGTCAGGGTTATGCTGCTGAAATAGTCACCATCGGGCAACGAAATGAACGTGCCTTGTTTCAGGGTTACGCCTGTCAGTCCAAGGGTTGTCATTACACTTGCCGCATTTTTGTCAAGGGCAGCGGAAACAACTGCATCTGCGTTTACGACAAAGCCCTGCCAACGGCCGGTATTTGCGCTTGTGTTACTTATCACCTTGCATCCGGTGAAACCTGCCATAAATTGTGTTGAAGTACTCATTTTATTCTATTGTTGGGAATGTTAAATTGTTATTTGGTGTGTCGCAGTAATCTCTCAAATTTGGACAATGATATTCGATAACGGCTGCAACTCCGCTAACGATGTCCGTTTGGGCGTCATAAAAGGGTGTAATGCTGTCGTTGATTACCCATGTTCCGGCTATGTTGTTTCGGTAAACGTAGCGCAGCATTGAGTAAATGTCCAACATCACCGTGTGCATATCGCTGATGCGTTCTACTGCATCGGTAAAATCTTCACGATGCCTGTCAGCAATGGCAACCGCAAAGCGGTAAATCACCTTGTCAACGGTCACCTGTGAACCATCAGGAAAAATCCGCATCAACGGATAAAGCTGCTCACCGCTTGTATTGATGTTTGGCTCAATATTTACGATGGTTGCCTTTATCTGCTTGTGGTTGTTCCCGGCAGTTTCGAGTGCTTCCAGTAGTTGGTTGATTGTTACCATTGAGATAGAGTTTCAGTTTGTTTTCGTTTTTTGTCCTGACTTTATTCATGAAAAGAAACCACGTAAAAATTTATAGTCATCATCTTCGCCCAAATAAAAGCCACCAAATAAATATTGGTTCTGTGGATTGATCACGTCAAGTCCACTCGCAGGGTTTTGGTATTCGGGGAAAAGTGTATCATTTTCGGCAAGGTACAAACGCAATCTTTCAGCGTAGTATTCGGCCTTGTTTTGATAACGCTGCTCAATCATGCGAAGCTGGTCAACATCCACCGCATTTGCATTTTCTGCTCCACGACTTGCTGCTGACTTGTTCATCATTTTGTAGGTCAATGGAAGCATACTATCCAAAATCACGTAGTGATACAGACAAGGTGCAACGTATTTGTTGACCAATGTCAGGTAATTACCACCAAGCCCAGCCCCATTGATGTCATCACAAATCTTGTCATACAAGGTGCTGCCCAAAATATCACGGATATATACATCCTGTGCGGTACGCATGGCAGTTTGAAGCAACTTGCTATCAACGTTTTCGTCAATCGGGGTATTCTTCTTGACATCCTGCTCACTTACGAAATATGCGAAATTAGCCATTTGATTTTCTCCTTACTATTCTTTGTTTCCATTCGTGACGACAATGCGGAATGTGCAATGGTGGGTCAGTGTTTGGAACGGTGTACCAACCGCCACGTCTTAACCAAACTGAATAGTCCATGATTTGCGACATTTGTTCAATTTCATCACGAGTGTAAAGTTTACCCATTTGCATCATGCGGACACAAAACTCACGGCTTTCACCACCGGGCTGCAACGGCAACGCATCAGGATCTAAATCGTACTTGTATCGCAGTTCAAGTTTAGGCAGTTCGGTGTCTGCAATCTCTCCACGGCCAATGTCGGTGATTTTGATTGCGTTATTAGTCCAATTTATCTTACCGCTGTCCTGCAAAGTTTTCAAAATCTTGATGACTTCTTCTTCACCTATTTTTGTGGCTGTTGAAATGTCTTTCAATGTGGCTTTTTCATCGGAATTTACCACAGCCAGTACCCTTTTTTCTTTGGTGGTAAGTTCAAATGTAAGTTTCACTTCCTCAAATTCGCTTTCATCAGCACCAAACTTGGCAAAAACCGACAAGTCATTATCCGACCATTTATGAAATTCGCAAGTGTGACCGTCAAACTTCTGCGCCTGAATAGTGGTGTTTTGCAATCCGAGTGCTTCACGTGCTTCCTCACGGCTTACAATGCCAAACTGGTACAATGCCACATAATCAACACCCAAGAAATCGCTGTCTTTGGTATCTAATTCAATACCGGGATAAACGTATTCAAGGGTATTTTCAAGGCAAGTGTCAAGTTTTACTTGACGTTTGTTGACGTATGATTTGTGGAACAACTCGTATGCTTCAATCATTTCATTACGCTGACCAAGTGCGCCTTCGGTTGCATAACCCAGCAGAATTTTCGGGAAGTTGTGGCCGATAAAGATTTCATCCTGCACCGTTTCGTTAAGTTGCAGGAATTGCTTGTCCATGTCGGAAGGTTGCAGGTGTGCAATCTCTGCCGACTTTTCATTCATTTCGTTAAACTGAATAAGCACACCACCTGCGTTGTCTGTGCCGGTTGTTTTCTGCTTGAACTTCCTCTCAAAGTTAAAGGCAATTTCCTCTGTCGGTTGACCTTTGAACAACTGAACCAGTGTGCCGTTGGCAAATCCGTTGCGGATGTTGTTGTTGTGGAAGTTGGCTATCTCAACATCGATTTCAATGTACTGCAAACAATGCTGATAAGGGGGCAACGGATAAACACCCAAGGCAGGTGCGTATTCACGGAAATAAAACAACTGCACTTCCATCGGCTGTGCCTTGTTTGGATTGAACGGAGCATAATGCTTCATGTCCTCATGCTTCGCCTTTTTCCAATCCTCTGCATACATATAGATTTCGTGGTCAAGTGTCCGAATGTTGCTGAAATCTACGTGATACAAAGCAGAAATTTGCCCCACTTTGTTGTAATGCACCTCATACGCAAATCCGTTGAACAATTCATAATCGAGAGCTAACTTATTTTTGAACTCTTGAATACCCTCATAAGGGTTCACGTATTCAATTACCTTAACTGCGCTGGGGTTGCCATCCACCAAGGTTTCTTCACCTGCTACAAAACGGGCTTTTTGCCTTACAATAGCCCCGTGTTTTGGGCTTCTGTTGTAAAATTCAAGTAACGTATCAGGAAAATCGTTCTTTTCCCCATAGGTCACGATGCCTTTATTCTTGTTTTCCTTGAATTTAGGCAACTTTGACTCAGTGAAATTTATGCGTAGTAAATCGAAACTCATCCTATATGGTGCTGCTTAATGGTTGTATTGACCTCATGGTCGTTAAATGCGGTATGTGATGCGGTAACATAGGCCAATCCCCGGTCAATTTCCTGCGATGCAAGTAATGGATTGGTATTGGTCGGGGAAGTTTGTGCGTACAAAGCCCAGTAATGTGTACCAACGGCCAATGTTTTTGCGGTGCTGCTGCCCTCTACAAATGAAAAAAGTTGGTATCTGTTGGGTGCTGTGCTTGTATCGGTAACGATGAATGCCTTTTGTTCCTGCGACATTTCACTTTCAAAAACAAGCAGATAGTACACGGGTGAAACCGTTACTTTTTCCCTGCCAGTGATGATCAGTTCAGGTGTGCCGCCCTTTGTAATGTAAAGCATCCTATCTATATAAGTAGGTCGGTTTCATGTTAAACAAAAAAGGCCGGGAAAACCCGACCCTTTCTGCATGAAAACACTATGAAAAATCAAAGACCCAGCGAAGTTACAACAGCGGCCTGAACTTTCAAAGGTAAATCGGTTTCTTTGTGGAGAAAATTTAATACATGACCTTTGAAATCTCCAAACGCTTGTCCGAAGTTTGTTTCACTTTGCTGCAACTGAACACCATAGTCAGCACCCAGCAGCCAGTAGTCACCACTTGCATCAAGGGCAATGGCTAACATTCTGTTCTGTGCGAGAAGTTTAATCTCGTTGCGCTGTGCAGTGGTAACTTTGTGCAAACGTGCAACAAGGTCAGCTTCGTAAAACACAGTTCCGTTTTCAGTTGAAGGAATGGTTCTCCAAGTCATAGACCCGGTTTCCTTTTCAAGTTCATACTTGAAGTAGCTTTTGCCACCACTCAAAGTGTGGGCAGAAACTTCGCCTGATGATTTGGTGAGAGTAGATTTGGCATCGAATTCCACGAGCCAAATATTTTTGATACCTGCTGCTGCGGTTTTGCAGTCCAAGGTAAATCCGGTGGTTAATACACAAGGCATATTTTTTTTTTAAATTAAAGGGGGGTAGGGTTTTTCCCCACCCCCCGGGTTAAACTTTCTCTATTCGGTTAAAATTAGAGTGTGAAAAGAACAACTTGCTCAGGGTAAGCAACCTGACATCCGTATTTGAAAGCGGTGTGGAATTGTACTCTGCGCTCGAAAGGATTGAAGATGAATTCAAATTCTTCTTCTTCGTTCATCATGTCAGTACCCAAGAAGAAATTGCTCCACAGACCAGCAACGATTTTGTTTGTGCCGTTCATACCGTGCAGACCGTAAATCTTAATGCCACTGATAGGGTCAACGATTTCCATCTCTGCGATTTCGTTTGCAGGGTAGTGGAACAGATTAGAAGTTACCAACCACTGTCTGTAAAGACGGAAAGTATCTGTACCCATAGCAATCATCAGGTCAGGTTTTCCAAGCAGTTCAGCAGGGATAACGCTGTAAATGGTAGTGATGATGTCATCGATGTTGGAAGCAGTGATAGAAGCGTAAGCGTTAGCCACGTTACCTTTGATAGGGTCACCTGCACCACCGAAACCGAGGTCTCCGAGGATAGTCAGGAAGCCATCCCAGTAACCCAAGTTGCCAACACCACCTGTGGTATCACCCTGCCAAATTGAAGTTTCGATAGCTTCGGCCATTTTAGCTGCTTTTTCAGCTCCGATTTGCTCGGTAAATACACCCATGTCGATAGCTTCACCTGCGGCAAGAGCTTTCTGTGTGTATTTGGTTTCAAGGTCTTTGGGGCACAAAGTTTCCTGAACCTTAACTTTTCCAACGGTCAGGGTGCGCTTGGACAGGGTAGTGTTGCCACTGGTCTGATAAGAGCAGCTGTCAGATTGGAAGTAAACGTCTGAATACAGCAAAGGCAGTATTTCAGCAGATTTGATACCGGGGAGAACCTGTCCAGCACCCTGCAACAGACGTGCAGTTTTGGCGGTGAACATCGCTTTGGTCAGAAGGTTTAAGCTCTCTTCTTTGGTGTAATTGGTGAGACCTGTTACGTCAAATGCCATGATTTTATTTTATTTTTTGATTGATTTGATTGCGGAAACAAAGCCAAAGAAATTTTCCTCTTTTTCGGGTTTAACTGAACCGAATGGCTTTTTGGTCGGTTCAGGGGTGGTGGCTGCAAACTTTTCAAACACGCTGAAAGTTTCTTCAACTTTGCCAAGCACATTGATAAGTGCAGTTTCAAGGGTAGCGATTTTCGCTGCCAGTTCTTCGTTAGCGGCACGGAGTGCGTCGAACTGCTCAACGGATGCAAACTGATTTTCAACCTCAACTTCCTCAACGGGAGTTTCTTCTTTGGTTTCGATCATTTCAACCACACCATCTTTGGTTGTCACCAAAAGACCAGTGGTAGTTTCATGCACTCCATCAGGTGCAGGCACGATGCCTTCTTCGCCTTTAACATTCAGGAGCATTCCAGCGGCAAGTTCCTCGCCTTCGAAAACCACGATAGTTCCGTCAACCAAAGTCAACTCACCAAACGCAGCAGGCACAGGTTCTTCGCTGAAACGCTGCTTTACCTCTGCCATGAATGCGGCAAGAGATAACTTCATTTCGGCTAATTCTGATTTAAATTCCATATATCTTAAAAGGTAGTTATGTTTTGCCCTATGCAAAATTTTTCAGCATGGCGGTTATTTCACGCATCATTTCAAGGACTTCATCCTGTTCTTCCATGTCAAAAAGCCCCTCAACGCTGAAACCTTTCCATTCGCCATCCTTAACTTTTGCCCATATTTCCTCATTGTCTATTAAATAGGTCAGGAACCAGCTGCCATCCTTTGCATCTTCGTACCCGGTAGGTGGCATCACACCACGTTTGCGGTCAATGAAGTATGACTCAATCATGTGGACACCCTCTTTCACGGGGTTGGCATGGTCGGTATTGACTGCTTTATAGGCATCATTGCGGACAAATTTCTTTGCTATCTTCCAAATGGTGTCGGCATCAAAGGTCACGTAGTACTCACCCCTGATGTCATCGTAGCGGTAAATGGGTAAATCGGCTAACATTGCCGGGCCTGTCACGATGCGCTTTTCTTCGGACTGAACCGAGTATGCCTGTCTCATGTCTATCTGTTGCAATTTGCGACTTGCCCATTCGATACCCTCATCACCACCCCAAGCCAACCACATCAGGCGGCCACATCCGTCACCTAATTCCTTGTCGCTGTTCTGTCTGTGCCTTTCAAACCCTGCCATTCGTGCAATTGTGTCACGGGTGATGGCTTCACCATTAGCTAACTGATTAGCCCTGATTTTACCCACCGCTGTTCCGCAGTCACCCCATCCGTTTTCTTCGGCCCAACGCAAAGCAACCTTTGCATTTTCTTTGGCCGCTTCGGGGTAGTCATCATAGCTTTCAAATTTCTGTCTGCTTTCCCATTTGCTGTAACACACGGCAGCGGCTTGGTCTTGCTCCATGCCTTCGCCAATCATTACCGGGATGCAACGGCTGATAAATTCATCTTCTGTTTCGTTTGCTGTCGGATCAACAAATTGGTCTTTGAACAGCATGAAGTCTTTTTGTATGGCTGGGCGGTCAACGAGAGAAACAAACTCAACCCCTGTTTCATCGTCATCATTGACCACAATTTTGTACACTGGTAATTCCATATCTTTAAAAGTAGGTTTAAACGACACTTGTATTTCTTAACCTGCGGACACGGGTCTGCGTTTTGGTGATGTCGCCTTCAAGAACGTACACTCTACCCATGCCACCGAACTGACCTTCTTCCGGGAGTGCGCCGCCTGTTAGTGGAGTCATTGGTGAAGGTGCAGCACCTACCGCACCCATTCCACCACCGCCACCGCTTCCCCCTGAACCACCTTTCAAAATAGCTTTTGCACGTGACATCGCACCCAATACTGCTGCGACTTGTTGTGCGTAAAATATTGGGAATGCGTATGGAGCTGCTGGGCCTGTTGCTGCTGCACCTTTTTGAGCAATATCCAAACCCTGTGCAAAACCTACACCTGTTTTGATTGCAATATCCAAAAGTGCCGCTGCCTTTGCTGCATCGCTTCCCTCTTTTAAGATACCACCAAGCGCACCAACAGCATTTACGGCTTCATTTAATGTTGCCATTTGTGCTTCTTGTTTTGCCTTTTCGCTATCCTCTTTTGCCTTTTTATCAGCATCGTAAATTTCCTTTTTCTTTTGGGCAAGTTGCAATTCCAAATCAACGGTGCTTTGACCAAATTGCTTTGCATTATTTATTTGGGATTGTAACCTCTCAACTTCAAGTTGTGCGAGTGCTTCGTTATTTCCGACAAGTGCAACCTGCTGTTTTTTGTAGTAGTCATCGGTTGCCTTTATTGCATCGGCTGCTTCCTTTTCCTTTCGTGCTTTTTCGTCTGCTGCTGCCTTTTCCTGTTCTGCCTGTTGTTTGGCATAAAATTCAGTCCTTACTTTTTCAAGTTCTGCATCACGAAGTTTGTTGATTTCAATTTCGGTAAAATTCTTTTCTTTATAGCCCTTTATTCGTGTTGCAAATGCGGCATCGGCAGCGGCAATCTGCTGGGCAAGTGTATCTTGTTCCAATGCCAATAATGTGGCACGTCTTTCAAGTGCATCAGCAGCTTCTTTTTCCCGTTGCTCTTTTCTTTTTTGTTCGTCTGCTTTTCTTAATTCCTCGTTTTTTGCATTCTGTTCTTGACGTTTTTTTGTGTCTTCATCTCGAACCTTGTTTTGAAATTTAAGATTTTCTAATTCTATAGCTTGACGTGCTTCTGTTAATTTTTCTTGTACTTCTAAATTACCAACATCTTTTTTTAATTCATCTTCTAAATCACGTACACGCATTTTCATAAATCTAATACGAGTTTCATGCAATACTTTTTCACTTGCACCTGCTAATTTTCTTTTTTCAATGGCTAATTCCATTGATTTTACATCTTTCTGCGAAACCCTATCAATGAAATCAAGTGCTTCTTTTGACCTTTCAGCTGCCTTTTCTGCTTCCGAACCTAAATCATTCAAATACTGAATTGCACTCGTAATAGCTACAATTAAAAGACCGATACCTGTGGCAGCCATTGCACCTTTCAAAGTTGTAAATGCAGTCACAACATTTGTACGTATCATTGTAGCCACCGCACCCAATGCGTTCTGCATATTTAAAAGCTGCTGAATACCCTGTGCAAATGCCATAGCACCCTGCACTTGCATCATTGTTTTTTGTACATCTTCACTTTCAGCACCGAATAAAGCCATTGCACCAGTAACGGCAGAAATGCCACCAGCCAAACCTTGTGCAACTGTTGCAACAGCTTCAAATTTATCGGGGTTCAAACCTGCAACACGCTGTTGAAAATCGCCCATTTGGTCTTTAAGTTCTGCAACTCTTTTGGCAGCGGCAACAGCTTCCGGTGAAAATTCACCAAACTGCTGCGCTAACCTTACCGCTTCCTGAGTAGCTTCCCTGATTTGGGTTTTTATAGATTTGAAGCTGTCAAGCCCTTGCGCTAATTTGGTAACCTTTTCGGCTGCCTTTTGTGCTTCCTTACTGCTTTCACCAAATTCTTTTGCAATCTTTTTGGCTTCGGCTTCGGCCGCCTTGATTTCTTCTTTTAACTTTTTAACCTGTTCCGCACCGCTTACCGATGCGTTAAGTTTTATTCCAACTATTGTTTCTGCCATTTTATTTGTTTGTTAATGCGTACCACCTTGACCCGTTGCATACCAAATATGCTGTACCCCATTGGTTGTTGATGTTGTAATGGTCACTTCCATCTATGTATTCCCCACTTTGTGCTTCTATGCGTAATGTTCCACCCGATTCTGCTTTGACTATCCAAAACCCTTTCGATGTTGATGTGCCAACCGGGGGCAATGTAATGGTGTGATTTCCCCCTGCTGAAAAGATAATGATGTCCTTGTCCATTTCAGCAGTATAGTTTGCTGTCGGAAATACAAATCGGTTTGTTCCAAAATTGTTAGGTTGTATTAACTGCCCTTGCATCCACACTTCGTTGCATCCTGCGTAACCTGATGGTGGTGCTTGTCCAATTACAATGCTATCATCGCAAATGAAAGTCACTCCGCTGGTTGCAAAGGCAGCGTTTCTGTTTCCAAAGTTTGAAAGGATATTCCCTACCATTATGCCATCCCCGGCATCATTGTATTGACCTATATTGAAGCCACGCTGACTTATTACTTTATTCGTTGTCTTGCCACCTTCGGGGTCTTTTTCATCTTTTATATTGTCATTGCCTTGGCTTCCACCACCGCCCACGCTTCCTGTCGTTGCCGTGAATGTCGGCCCTGCTTTAAGGAACAAAAACTCACAGATGTTGACAGATGGGTTAATTGGGTCGTAATCCTCAATCTTATTCAACCGGAAGTAATTGCCATCAAAGAAATACAGGTCACGGAATGACAACTTTTCCATGTCAGCCGGGGTCAGGTAGAAATGGCCTCTTACTATCTTGCTGTCCTTGTCTATAATTTCGGACATATACTTTGACCAGTAAGCATTGAACAAATTATTGTTGGTCATTTCTGTACCTGCTGGAATACCTATAAATCTTGGCATCCCATAGTTAATATCCGATGTAGGTGTTTTTGGATTGTCCAAATGCCCTGTGTATGGATATTTTGTTTTGTTGGTAGATGTGCCACCAAGCACTCTTACTTTGCCATTATAAACTAAATAAGGATTGCAAGACAACGCAGCATATTGCAATATCCTGATTTTACCAGTGTTGAAATTTAGATTGTCGCCATTGTCAATATAGGTTAGTGTTTTGTCATCCTTTGGAAATGAGTTTAAAATAGAAGCACCAAATCCTGTTTCAATTTTCTTTTCATCTTTGACAAAATCATTTTCAATAAATATCTGTCTGTCGCCATATATTCGATTGTAATCGGATTTGTATTCTTTGTTGCCTTCGTCATCACCCTCTTGATGGGTAAAGATATATTTACCTGCTTCAAGTTCACCCATTGGAATGATGTCAAGTGGTTGTGACAAATCCCTTTTCTTTGTCCAATCTCTTACGGTGTTGATGTAAAATTCCTCACGTGGCAGAATTAAAAGCTCGTTTGTCATTTCAGTTGGTTCAACATATAAATTGAACATCCTGAAAATCCACCTTAAAAATTCCGCTTGTTTTGTTTCCTCATTGAAAAACCCAATAAAATCTATTGTATTGTTATATCCCGGTGCATCAACAATTTGATTGTAAAATTTAGTACCAGAATTTTGAATAAAAGAATTTAATGTGATGTCTGTTCTGGCCGCAATCAACTGACCATTTATTTGAATGTTGTCAAGTAAAATAGACACCACATCACCCTGATTTAATGCCAAACTTTCACCCACTAAAATTGTTTCATCAAATGTGATTATTTTTGTTTCAGGGGTTGTGGTGTGTGTAACAATTTGAAGCTGCCCATTTCTTACTGCCGCCCTGATGCCGTTGACATATATAGAATAAATGCAACTGAAACGCTGTTGAATATTTTGGGTTACAACAGAATTAAAAGTTACATTTAATGTGGATTTATTGTAAATAAACAAGTCATACTGCCCTGTCTTGCCAACCGTGAACTCACTGGTTGTCGTATTGAATTGGTTTGAAGGGTCACTTATCTCCGTTTGGAATGTAATCTTTTGCGGAATGGTTATGGTCTGCCCTGATGACTTTTGAACAAGGAATTGCCGTGATTGTATTTCGGCTTCGGGCAATACCGGGAATTGAGTGGGGCAAGGCACAACCAATCTTTTGAACTGCGCTGTGTTGAAAAACGAACCGCTTGTATATGTGTACCCAGCACCGCTGAAAATCTTGTCTACAATGTTTTTGGCATATAGACACACACTCATGTCATCGGTTTGGAATGTGCTATAATCAGGATATCTGCCATTGTCTAACCAAGTGTACACATAGCCCTCACCAATAGGTGCGCCACCGCTAAAATTCACATAGCCGCTGCTGTTTTTTATTATCGAAGTGTCCCACGAATTGAAAATGTTAGTGTCACTCATGATGTGATTGTACTCGGTAAAGTCCAAATCACTCAATTTGCTGTCCGCAATCTTGGCAGTAAGGTCAGCTAACTGCCCGTGCATGGAGCATTCGTACTCAATTTGGTTCAGGTCGTTAACCTTAATCGACAACAAACGGATAAAACCTTCTATCTGCGTTACTTCATCCACGGTCAACAGCGCATCGGCTTTCAGGTTAGGATTGAAATCAGGACTGAAATTGGTCGCAGTCGTATTGCGGATGCTCAAGTTCAAATCAAACAAGTGGGTGAACAGCTTGTTATTTGTCTTTGTACCGGGTAACGTGAATGTCTTTGTCCAATCCGATGACCTGCTTTCAGGTTCACGGATGTCGGCAATGGATTTGTTAATCTGTATTCCAAAATCGGTAGGCAAATCCACGCTATACCCACCGCAAACTAATCTTACGTTATTCATGCGTTTTGCAACCTTTCCGGCTCGGTATATTCAACGGTAATTTGCAGGTTGTTCGGGCCATCAATATAATCAAACACCTCATAATTGGTGTCTGTGATATTGACAGGAATGTCACCCAAGAAAACCACAGGCGAAGCAATCAAATCTTGCAGCCATTCAAATTCGGTTTCATTCAGCCAGTTTGTGTTCAGCACCACTTGCTTTGTCTTTTCAGTAGCATACGAAGTCATCCCATGCTTTGTTTTGTCATACGCAAATGTGTTTCCTGTCAGGGTGTAGTTATTGCGTTTAAACTGCTTTCTGCTCACGCTGTATTTGTCACGTGATGCCATGCTGCAACGCACACTTTCAAAGCCACCCAACGGGTTCAGGAAGTAAAGGTATTGCGGCACATATTTGCTGCATTCTTCCACCACATCAAAGCGGTACACTTCGCTGAAATTTCCACCAATCGTCTGGGTGAACTGTATGGTGTAATATGCCGTGCCAACAGGCACAACGCTGCCGGGTGTTCCCGATGTCAACTCCCCTGCTGTGAGTGCGTTTAACTGAACCACACCTGCGCCAAATCTAACCATGAATTGTGATGTGTCTGCTGTACTCGCAGTCCAAGGTAGCTTCAAATAGCTTGTGGCAATCACTGAACCTGCGGCATTGTATGCCATCACCTTTGGTTCGATGTTAAAACCGAGCAGCAAAAAATAAAGGTAGTCGTACTGCTCACGGGTTACAATCCTTGGCCGTACACGGGTGAGAAATTTGGCTGAATTGGGTGTGACATTTATCTTGTAAGTTTCGGGTGTTTCACTTCCGTACAGATTAAACAGGCCATTCCATACATATTTACCCGTGTCGGTTGCAAGTGCAAGATATTCCGTGCCGCCATACTCCTCACCAAATTCCACGCTGTATGCAAGATAGCTATTATTGCACTTGCTTACCGCTGTCAGGTTTTGGGTGAAATCGTAGGTCACATAATTTTGCAGGATACGGCTGATGTTGAACACACCCTTGTCGGTAGTTCCGTGAAATATCGGGGCTTTCAGTTTGGCAATGGTAGTGCCTGATGCGTTTTTGATTACCGCAATAAACTTGAAATTTGCCTGTGCGTAGTTGGTAGAAGTAACCACGTATGAAACATCGGAATAAACCGGGCTTACATCATTCGGCTCGGTATTGATTGTAATTGCCATCTACCTAAAAAAGTAGGTTTTCGCCTACCTATGTAGTGGCAATCTCACTTGTAACGTATGCGGTTATGGGTTTACCCAAGGCATCTCCCAAGTGCTGTGCGATTGCATCTATATTGGCAGGGGTCAGCACATCCCCTATAAAGTTACCGCCTTTGTAACCGAACCGCTTTATTGTTCCTTTGGATGCTATTTTGCGAGATATAGCAATCGCAAATGACCTGACCGCTTCATCCATTGTTTGCCCTTCCTTTGGCTTCACCTTTGCATACACCGTTCGTTTGTTTCTTATCCAATTTTCAAGCGACTGAATTGGTGGTTTGTTTCCGGGCCTTCTGCCTTGGTCAACATACAGATAATATTTTGACATCATAATCGGCACGGTCACTCCGCTTGGTGTTTCAATGAAATCACCCACACCCGTTTCCGCAATCAAGTTGCCTGTGGACTTCAAGTCCTTTCGTTCCATGTCCTCACGGATGGCATCAATTAAACGCTGTGCAACTCCAATAACAAGGTCAGCAAGTAATGAATTAGGCATAGGGCTGTCGGGTATCCCGAACTTATCCAGCAACCCTTTGTTGATTGCATCCAGTTGCGCTTTGGTAATGTTCACACTTATAAAAGTAGAAACCCCGACACAATGGCCGGGGCTTCATCCGTATGGGATTTGCACCCATGTCCTCACAAAGTGAGATGCTACTCAAAGGCAGTATTCATTCCTGCTTACACCAACGGTATTTCAAACTTACAACATTTCTTGCAAAAGTGCAATCTTGTAAACGGTGCTATCTTTGGCAGACTTTGCCGACTGCGCTGCGGTGTTTAATCGTTCTGTCCTTGCCCTGTCCTTTTCTGTTTGGAAACTGACTGCGTTTAAGAACTCAACAAGCGGCATATTCAAAAAGAAATCCCACTTTGTCCTGTCACCCCCTGCTATGTTGTCCACCATTTTCAGCCAACTGATGGCGGGGCGGTCTTTTCTTCGGCTATCTTCTTCAACTTCTCCACTTCCTGCTCTAAAAATACTTGGGTAGCTTCGAGTAATTCCGGCAAGCATAGAGAAAAAAAAAGCGTGTAGGCATACGCAAATGAAATCGGCATCTTCTCCCTGAACTGCGCAGCAATCTTTTCGAAGTCATCTGTCTTTACTTCCTTGCGTTTGGGTGGGAATATCCGGTAAGGAACGCACAGGGCTGCCATAATCATGTGCAAGTTCTGCACCCATTTGTCCTTTTCAGCAAACAAGTCCTGCACCATGATAAATTGGTGCGCTTGTAAGTGGTGCTGATTGGCTGCGAATTTATACAGGGTATTTCCTATGCGGAAGCTACCCACGTTTTTTGCGGTGGGTAATTCTGCCATGAATGCAAGTTTCGCTAATGCAGCCGTGATGTCCACAATCCGCATTTCCTCTATTTGGTCCAGTTTTTTGCCTGATAAAATGGACAAAGTTTTGAGCTGATTGTCAAAACTCGGCTCTGTCAATAGCTGCAATTCTTGGAATTGTGCTATGCTTATTTGGTTCCAATTCTTTGGTAATTTCATTTTACTATTTTATACCACAAATGTATGGCTGTTGTTTTGATTATTTCGTATATGGCTATGGTAAAGAGTATTTTCATATTATGACAAATACCCCTTTCTTATTCTTTTGGCTGCAATACCGGGCAAGTGCCAACGCACATACAGCGTCATCGTGCAACCCTGATGGTGCAGAATAACGCAACCCCGTTGCCGTGTGTTCAAATTCAAAGTTACGCATTTCATCTGCGATTATTCCCTCTGGGAACTTAATCAGCCCAGCGTGAACGTCAGCGGTCAACTGCTCCATCATCTGTTGTTTGCTTACCGATGTGAACTTCACCCCAACGGAACGGGGGCAATGCCGTTGTATCTTCTCAACAATCGGGTCACCTACTCCCGTGCTATCTATGGCAGCAGGGGTGTTGCCTACCACCCTGATGATGTGCTGTTCTGTCTGCGCCCAGTCCTTTTGAAAGCGGTCAAAATAGCACACCCTGTATTCGGAGTCAAGGCCAATGATCACCGTGTAGTCGCTGTACTTTGCAAGGTCAATGCCGTACCACTCAACAGGTGCGGTGGAAATCGGTGCAATACACTGCGAAATGTAGCTCAATCCAAACGGGTTGCTACCATCTTCGGTTGGCTCGGCAAGATACAGCTCGGAAAATATGTGCTGCGGCAAGTCACGTTTGGCCTGTTCCACTTCTTCAAGTTTCAGGACACCTGCATTGACTGCGTCATAAGCGGTAATCTTGAAAAACCCGTAGTTCGGTTCGCCCATCCTTGCCCGTTCGGATAGCTTATATCCCCAGTTCTTTTTGCCTTTCACGTTACCGATTAGCTTTGCCTTGCCTTCTGTTTTGGTCAGGGTAGAACGCAGGGCATACCACGCATCTTCTCTCGCCCGTGTGAACTCATCAAACACGGCTGCATAGACATCATCACCATAAAGGTTGTCGGGCTTGTCTGCTGATTTAAATTCAATTATCCCCCCGGTTGGAAGTGTCAATCGTAACTTGCTTTCATTGACCTTGAAAAAATCACGCACGGTCACTTGGTTACGCATCCGCCTGAATGCGATTTCCGCTTGTTGGTAAACGGGTGCAACCCACCACACGGATTGGTTTTCTTTTAGCTTCAATGCCTGTTCAAACAGCCAAATAATATGGCTCGCTGTCTTGCCAACTTTCGTAGCAGCAGCGGTCACGGTGTACCTATCTGGGCTGTCAAGTATCGCCCGTTGGTAATCCGTTACGAATGGCCGGGTGTAGCTAATGTGCATTGATAAAATTCCAATCTGTCTTTGTTTATGGCTTCAAGGTTGTGGTGTTCATTGCAGTAAACCTGATTTGCTTCCCCTCTGATTTTGTTTGCTTCGGGTTGGCTTTCCATTGCCTGTTTCATTGCTTTATACCACTCATCTGGTGTGTTCAGGCAGAACTTCACCCCTGCATTGTTCAGGTGTTGCAGGTATGGTTCAACTCCCGATGCGATAACCGGCAATCCGTATGCAGCCGCTTCAATTATTTTCAGTTCGGATTTGCAGCTATTCCACTCGTTCTGTTCCAATGGTGCTAACGCACAATCAAACAGGCGGTAGAAATTGCCGTACTCGTTGGGCTGTTGTGCATGGCTGACCAATACCTGTGGCCGAAGCACCGGGTTGTTTCCATTGAACTTGTACAAGATGCTATCCCAAATGTAGTTATTTGCCATCCATCCGCACAAAACAAAGCGGACATTGTCATGCTCATTGCAGATGCGTTCGATTGCTTCCGATAGTATCATGATGTCATTGCTGTGGGTAAGTCCACCCACCCAGCCAAAGGTGAAGTATTCTCGTTCCTGTGGGGTTGAAAGCCACTGGTCATCTGTCAGGTCAAGTGCGTTGGGCAGCACCTGCACATTGTGGTTGTACTTGGATATCTTTTGCGCAAGATAGTCGGTTGTGGTGGTCACACCATCGGCATACCGGATCCCGTCAATAATTTGCTGTTTCAGTTTATGTTCCCGGAAGTACTTATATGTCGGGTGGTGTTTTGGCAATACCCAATAGTCGTCAATGTCCACGATGTATTTGATATTGTTCTTTGCCAAATAGTGGAGTATCTCGTAGTGGTTCTCTCCCAGCCATCTGTTGAAGATGACCAAGTCGTAGTTAGATAAATGCGGTATTCCATTGCGTTCAAAGTTCTGCGATATGCTAACCGTGATGTCATCAGGGTAATCAATCTGCAATCGTTTTAGTGGTGTGTATAGGCGGTGGTATTCAACTCCACCCATCCCTTCCCAAAGGGCTAACGCTTTCATTTGAATAGCTTTTTAATTTCTGCAAATAGCCGCCTGATTTCGGGTGACTTTATTTTAAGACAAGCTGTGCGGAGCTTGGTGTCTCTTTTGTGCATCGGCCTTTTTCTACGCTTACGCTGTGTGGTGTATTTCATTTGTATGTTACGTATTTAGACATCAATTTTTTTTAAAAATACAAAAACAAAAAACAATATAGGAAGTAAAGTTAAAACATACATCCCCCTATCTACTGAACTCCAATTAAAAGAGTTTATTTCTGCTTTAATAAAAGCAATAATAAAATAATATATTATTGCTGTTGATAAAATTATTAATATATTTTTCATTCGTATGTTTCAGTAAAATATTCGTATGCGTTCAGGTCATCGTCAATCATGGTGGCGTTTACCGCATCCATAATCTGTTGCCGTTCCATTTCTTTGGCCTTGTTTATTACCGCAGTTGCCTGTTCAATAGATAAACTTTCTTTCAGGTTTTCAAGCAACCATTCAACTGCTGTCTGTTTATTGCCCATCCAGATTTAAAGTTATTTTGATTTCGCCTGTGACCGTCTGGTTTACATCGGCCGTTTCTTTCGGTTTGCCGTACACCCTTGAAAGCAAAGTTTCAATGGAATACAAGCTGCCCTTTTCAAGTGACTTCCGCATGGCGTTTGCAATGGTCTTTTCAAGTACCGTTGCCTTGGGGTTCTGCCACACTTCTTTCAATTCGTCAAGGTCCATTGACAACATTGCCTGAATGGTGTCGTTTATTTCGGCAAGTTTGTAGCCCTGCTCTTTCAAAAGGGTGACGTACTTTTTTGGTCTGCCGTTCCTGTTAATTCTATCAGGGTGAGCATCAAAACCATCACCCTTTTTCAGGTTGTCTAATTTATTGGCCATCGGTTGTTTGTCGGTTGTAAGTTTGCCCGTTACGTTTGATTTCAAGTGTCGGGTCAAGTTTAATCATTCGGTCGATAATTACTTGGCAGTATTTCGGGTCAAGTTCCATTCCGTAGCACTTGCGTTTAAGTTGGTGTGAAGCAGCCATTGTGGTTCCTGTTCCACAAAATAAATCAAGCACTGGTTGATTGGTGGTGAATGTTTTAATCACCCATTCGGGCAAATGCATTGGAAATGTTGCACCGTGATGTTTTGCAAATTCATTGTTTCTCTGCGGTGGTGCAGAATATACATTTTGTACCGCCCTAAATTTACCAGTAGTAATTGCTTTCGTAGGATTTGTTTTTGGTGATAAAAACAAAATAAATTCAAAAGTACTTGCCATTACATTTTCAGCCACATGAGGTGCAGCGTGTTCCTTATTCCAAATTGCAATATCAATAAGATTTTGTTTGTAGTCATTAAGCAATGACAGGAATGCTATCTTATTGTTCGCCAACATTTGTATGTTGTATGCGACAACTTTGCAATGCATCATAGCATTGTTTATGGTCGCTATGCATAATTGCTTCCAATCATTGGGACTTTGTTCGTCATCGTATGATTGATATAAATTTGCTCTATTCGCACTTGCCATATTTCCCGATAACTTTGCACTATCCCCGGCATTATATGGTGGTGATGTAAAACAAAAGGCATCGTTTACACCATCCATCAACCTTGCAACCGCATCGCTATCTGTACTATCCCCACAAAGCAACCTATGCTCACCAATTTCAAATAAATCACCCAGCACAATATCTGTCTGCAATTCATCGGGCATTTCGTAATCATCTTCTTCTGCTTCCAACTCTATTGCATCCATTGGTGGCAAATCCAAACCCCACTCTGTTAATTTCTCTGCATCCCATTCGTTTGCAAGTGCGTTCCAATCCCACTCACCGAAGCCCACGTTGTCCTTAATCAGAAACTGCGCCCGTTGTTCTTGTGTCCATTCGTCTGCCAAAATAATCGGTATCTCTTTTGCACCAATATCCGATAATGCTTTCAGTCGCATATTGCCACCCAGCACGATGTAATGTTCGCCTTCGGTATAGCAAACCAAAGGCCGCTTTTCCAGCATTTCAGGAAAGTCAATAATTGACTGCTTCAACTTTGCAAACTTATCATCCCGGATGACACGGGGATTGTTCGGGTTTGGCCGAACCTGTGTTAATTTAACCCACTGCATATATTCTTACGTTTCTGTTGATGTGATTGTCAGGAACAAAACCGAACTGCGCCATCAAATGGTCAAGCCCGGCATGGCTGAAAATTGTGCAATGACCAACGGCTGGTTCAATGTATTCGTCATTTTCGGTCAGCCAATCTGCAAAGGATGTCTCAATCATTATCTTACTACCGGGGTGGCAGAACTCTTTTATTTCGGCCAACTCGGCAAATGGTGCTGTCAGGTGTTCTATTACCTCGGTCAGCACAATTACATCATAGTCCTTTTTAAGGGATAAAACATCGGCATAATATCCGTTATAAGGGTCATAACCATCGCAATCAATACCAGCATCCTGCATAAAAGTAACCATTAAACCAGTGCCGCAGCCGTAATCTAAAATGGTGGGGTTATCCTTTCCTGATATTTTGCGGATGCGTTCCAATCGGGTTTGGTTTAACTCATCGGCATTGCGTTCATCTTCTTTGCCACCGCCCACCATGCCTGATTGGTCTAACTTTTTGCAGAAGATGTTTAACAAGTCATCGGTGTAGTATTGCACACCACCTTTGACAAATGCCTTTTTGGCTACCTTGCCCGTGATAGGTGATTTAGTTTTGCTCATATTTTGATTTTAGTATTTGTGTTAAGTTCATTATTGTCCATGCACCAAACCCATTGTCGCCCGTTGGAATGACATTGTGCGCAGTCGGGCAGATTTCAACAACACGGGGATGTTTCATTACCTCCGCTATGGCATAGGCCATTGACTGGTTGCCGACAAATATCTCACAGCCCTTTATGATGCCGCACAATTCCGCAAAGTCATTGACTTGGATGTGTTCAATGTCGGGCAGCTTGGCCGAAATGATGCGGTATTCATCGGCAAGCCCTACAAATTTAATCTTGTCCTGATACCTGCGCAGGATGGAATAATCAAATGTCGGGTTGTGATAACGGGCTGTGCGGTTTAAAATGATTTGATGGTTGCCTAATTGCCACACATCAAAGTGTATCGGCTCGGCAAGGTTGCAGGTCAGTTCGGGGTAGATATGAAAATACCACTGGCTGATGTGGCCCGTGTAATTGTGAAACTTCCTGAATAGGTTAAAATTGTAGTCGCATTTTGCGGCTTCATCTGTGATTGTGCATTTACCTATGAAATCCGTAGACATCAGCAACGGCACGAGCATCTGTGCCATCTTTAAATTCATTTGCACCTTGCCCATTGGGTGATTGAAATTGTATTGCGCTGGTACATCCACCTGTAAATAAAGGTGCACCTTGCTATCGTGCAACCGGGATGCTGCTCTCATTGCCGGGAGTGAGTAAATCAAATCCCCTGCATTGCCGCCATGAATAATACTAACCATTGAGTGCTTCCCTATATAGTTTTTTTAGTGCATCAAACATACAACTGCGACACGCTGGGAACGGTTGTCCGTACAACTGTCTGTGTACTTCGTTTAATTTGGCATAGTACCCAGCTTCAAGTGAGTAAGTGCCGGTCTTGTTTATCCTCTCAATATGCGACTTCAAGTCAAGGCAAAGTGAACGCTGTTCAGGTGTCATATACGAGTCATTATAAAGTAACAAACACAGGGTAAGACAACCCCCATAGCGATGCCAGTCAATGTGATTTCAATTAGTGTCATAGGTATCGGTCAATTAAGGCCCCAAATATAGCACATAATGCACCATAAATAACTCCGTACAATCCAAATTCAACGGTAAACCATACCAGCCCTGTCCACCACGATAGGCAGAAACCGCATTCAAAAGGTTTGATTGTCTTGCGGTAACGGCTGTCCAAGGCATAGACAAATGAAATCATCGGTGGGAAAAAGTACCGGGAAAGCAGAACGCACAATGCGGCCACTCCCAAAATGTCAGTCATCGTATTCATTATATTTTTCTTTG